TATGCCACCACCAGAGCCGCCTTGTTGACCAGTCTGCCCACCACCAAACAGGCCGCCTCCACCTGTGCCACCTGAACTGACATCATACACATACATAGGGCTGTTGGCACTTTGGCCTCTGGTAGCACCACCACCTGCCGCACCACCAAATAAACTTCCTAATCCTATTGCATCGCCAAAACTGGCAATGGTTGATTTGATCTGACTGCGTAGCAGTTCTTCTGCCATGTCGGCCACAAATGTTTTCCACTGAAACTTGCCTGTTTTGGCAAAGCCCACAATGGCATCTTCCAATCCTGAAGTGAACTTGTCAAACACTCGCCCTGCCACAGCCGCCGCATTGGTGGCAGCATCTGTGTATTCTGCCCAGGCCTTGGCCCAGCCTGTGCCAAATGATCTTGACTGTGCTGTCAACTGCTTTTGTGCGGCAATTACGCCTTCAATGCCTTTCTTTGAGGCAGCATAGTAGGCTGCTTGTTCAGCACTGTTGAGTGGTGCACCACGACGAGCTTCTTCAGCACGTATGGCTGCCTTGGCTGAATCATCTGCGGCTCTGGCAATTTCACGATATTTCTTTTCAATGTCCGACAGAGTCAGGTCAGCCATTTCACGCTGAATGCTCAACAGCTTGTCTTCCAGACCCTGTTGTTCTTTCAGCCCAAACAGTCTGAGTTCTTCTAAGTTCTTGGCATCATTCAGACCTGACACCAGTGCAACCAATCTCATTTGTTCAGATTTAGACAGTGCTTGCACAGCGGCAATTTGCTTGTCGTATTCTTGTCCTAGCCCGCCACGTTTTTCTGCCGCATTGAGATTATCTCTTGCTTTGGTTAGTTTATCAACTTCATCTGTGGTGGTCCTGGTTAGATCAGCAATTACTTGTAAGATTTGTTTTTGCTGTTCGCTCTTGCCAATCAGTTCAGTTTCTAACTGTAATGTTCCTGCTTTGCTATCTAGTTGTTTCCTAAACTCTGCTGTGATACCGGCTATTTCTAATTTTTGTTTGGCCAGTGCATCTTGAATTTCTTTATCAAGTTTTAATTTTTCATCTGCCAAGGCTGTTTGCCGGGCCAGTTCTTCATTTTGTCGTTTGTAAAGTTCCAGGTGTAGTTGACCGTTGCCACGTCCTGCCCCGCCGCCACCTTGGCTGGGCGGTGCTGCCATTCCCAAAGCCGCACCAACTTTGTTGATGCCTGCTGCCAGACTGGGAAAAGCACTGGTGACTAGATTTTCTAATTTGGTAGCCATTGAGTCAATGGGATCAATATCAAAAGCCAGTTTGATCAATTCATTGATACCCACCACGGCAGCACCCACTGCCACAAATGCCAAGGCAACTTTACCAACACCCAAGGCCATTGCAGCCACAGCACCACTGAGTCCACCAAATGCTGCTGTGGCAAATCCAACTCTTGTGGCCAAGGTGCTGAATGTCAAGGCAATTTGTGTGCCCAATGCTGACCAAGTGGCAGCACTTAACCAAGCAGGTATTGCGTAACGACTCAACACAGTGGCAGTGATGGCAGCAGTTTTACCTAGACTAGTAATGGCAGCCACAGCGCCAGTGGCACCTGCTGCAATGTTTAATAGGCCTGTTTTGTAAAGCGCAAATACGCCACCCAACAGTCCAACAGCTTTGACTAAGATTTCAAATGCCTTGGCCAGGCCCAGGATGGCAGTGGCGGCAGCGGCAATCTTCACCACAGCCGAGATGAATTGATCTATCTTGGCAGTGTCTAAACTGTTGAGAAAGGTTACCAAGGGTTCAATACTACTTAAAATACTAAGTTTGATTTTACTAAATGCCGCATCCAGTTTGTCTTGTAGTTCTGCACCTTTGCGCACACTTTCTGCATACTCCGCACTGGCAGCAGTGGCACGTGCATAGTCATCGCTGAGACCTTTTAGGTTTACACCACGCAGGCTTTTGCCCAACAGGTCATTGGTTAGTTTTGTTCTCAGTCCCACATCGCCCAGTTCGCCCAGGCGTTTCACTGTGAGGCCAAATAGATCTTCACTGCTGAGTGTGCGTAGGTCTGTGAGAGTGATGCCAATTTGTGCAAATGCATCTTGTGCTGCCAAGCCACCCTGTGCTGCATCGCCCAAGGTGTTGTTGAACTTGACCATGGCAGCCTGTGCTTTTTCGCTGTTGCCGCCTGCGGCTGAAACTGCTTTGCTAAATCCTATTACATTCTGCACTGCCATTTCAGTGGCATCAGCCACATCCGTTATAGCATCAGCATAACGCAGGGCACTTTGAATGGCAGCACCAATGGCCAGGCCTGCCAATGCTGTCTTAAACGCACCAAAGGCATCTGCTGTCTTTTTTGTTTGTTGTTGTATCCGAGCCAGTGCCGGCGATATCTTGTCATCCAGCGATGCCGTGTAGGTTAGATCTGCCATGTTATTTCCTTATCTTCTTATCAAGTATGCGTTTCAAGTATTGTTCAGTAGGCTTGCTCATACCTCTGGGTGCTTGTTTACTGAGGCCATCATTCAGTGGCACAGCATAAGGATAGTCAGCGTTGATTGTGTCACCTTTGAGCACAGTCCGACGACGTGCATTGCCTGATCGGATTGGGGTAATACTACGCCAGTAGTTGTAGATTTCTTTAGGCACAGCAACAAGATCTCGTTGTATACGAGCCAGACTTGCAGTCATTGTATTTTTTTGTAATCGCACAGTCATTGCTGTCTAGTCCTTTCAATCATTTTCTCCAAAGTATTTAGCGGAAGATTAGGTGCGGCAGGTGCTGTGCCTTTGCGTTTTGCTTCGGCCTTGTCTTGTTGATACTGTGTGTAGGCCAGCATCACATCCATCACAAGAAAGTCCAGGGTGTCAGCTTCGGCCAACACACGACTGGGCAACAGGTGATATCTTGTGGCCAGATTGTCAAGCACCAGGCAACGCCGCAGATCAGCAGAATCTGGGTCTAACTGGGCGTTGATTACTTTCCCAGGGATTCAACCACAGCAGTGATCACACGCATCATGACCTTGGTTGGCAGACTGACTTCGCCTGTGAGAATTGGCTTGCCTGCTTCATCCAAGATTAAATCACGCACGGCAGCAATTACTGATGATGTGTTGGCTTGATCCACTGAGGCCAATTTTAGGAATGTGTCCATGGGTTGACGATCCCAGGTCCAAAATTCTAATGCTTCACCAAACTCTGTCACAATGTCTTCGTCTGTGATGGTAACTTTGATAAGTTGGGGTTTTTTTGCTAGTTCTGCTAGTTTCATTTGATCTCCTGTCTGTTAATCATTTCATTCAACACTGCCACTGTAAATTGCAGTCGGCTCTGTGCTTTTTCTATGTCGCCTCGAGCACAACGCAGTTCGTTGGTGGCCTTGGCTGTTTCTGCCAGTAAACTGCGTAGCAGTTCCACTGTGGTCTTTGAATCAATTACCTGCATCTTTTGATCTCCTATATTACTTATCCGGGTCAAGAGAAAAGGCCGTTTTTACAGGCCTTTTCTGGGGGTTCCTAGAGTTTAGGAAATTGTGTATTCGCCACTCACAGTGATTGTGATTGGTGATACCCAAACAGGTGCATCTGCACTCACTGTTGGAGCCAAACCAGTGATGTAGCCCAGGCCACTGATGGTCTTGCCAGCAGCACCTGCGCTGGTGTCACCCAGGTAAAGGTCAAAGTCAACCAGAGTCTTGGCAGTGCTCATGCCAATGATGCCCACGTTGGCCACAGTGGTGTTGCCACCGGTGCCAAAGAAAGCAGCTTGGTCCAAAACAATGTTCATTGACAAGCTGTTGGTTGCTGTGGTTGCAACTTGAAGTTTAGCTGTCTCATCTAACTGAGTCCAGGTAAACACATCGTTGCTGTTGTTCACAGTGACGTCTTGCAGTGCAGGCACTACTAGATTTCCTGTAAGTGTGGCATCGCCGGCAGCAAGAGTAAGAATTACTTCTTTGCCTGCTACACCAGGTGCGGGATAGATATAAGCCATTTTGTTGTTCCTTGTTAAGTGTTAACGATCAGTTCGGTAAAACTGAATTCAAACTCTGTGACCTGGGCATCTGACACAAACTCAGTTGTGACCTGAGTTGTTCTTTGAGTAACACCAGTGATGGCAGAATCTAATCTAGCTGCCTTAAAAGTGTTCACCATGGTCTGGTAGTTTGAGGGTGGGTTTTTTGCGTCTGTGGTAATTCGGACTGTGACTGTGGTGATTTGATTCACCACGCCGGCACCGTTTAGCACATCAATGAGAGGTTCTTGCGCAACCTGTTCAGTGTCAACATAGATCCGCTTGAAGTTCTTGAGATACAAGGCAGTGCCGCCTGCGTCCCAAGGCAGTTCCTGAGTCAGGGTGAAACCTGGCACAGGATTGGCTGCAAAATAATCAAGCAGAGCTGTTCTCATCTGACTCTCCGTAGATTCCACACACCCGGCTGTTTGTCAGCAGAGTCTATGGTGTCTGAATCATCAAAATCATACCAATCGC